CGTCTCAAAGTCAACGGTGAGGATGTCCATCAGTAATCCCCTCTGTCAAACTCTTCGTAGCCTTTGCCAATGCCGATGTAAATTGACAGCTTGATAAAGTTCAGGTGAATTGACACCTCGTGTTCACTGCGGAAAGCCAGTGTTGCACCTATGCTGTACACGGGATACGACTCCCACTTAATTCGGAATTTTTTACCGCTGCCCATCACTTACTCTCTTCCAGCATGCGTGACGCCATCTCAGACGTGATGATTTCCTGCACCTGCTCGATGTTGGTAGCCACACGCTTGTCTACGAGCTCGCCGTAGTGGTTGGCAAAGCCGACAATGAACCCATTGCCCGCCTGCTCAATGTTGACGTGCAGCGTCATACGCTTTTCATACTTAACGTGTGGTGTCCTAGCCATCACCGCTTGGTTGTACGCCTGTGCGTTTGAAACCATGCCCTGCGCAGCGTTAGATATAACACCACCAAACAACCCAGCGCCAGTAATGCCTGATGCGTTCTGTAATGGGTGTCCTTGGCCGTTACTCATGGCTCTTCCCCTCCAGCTCGATAAGCAGCTCAATGTAGTGCTTAGCTTTCTCCAAATCTTTGATGCCATTCTTTGCTCTCCAGCGTGATACGTACTTGATGACGTTGCCCTCGAAGTAACCAATGCCGTTGGCATGGATGTACTCCACAGGTTGAATGGCTAAGTCTTTGTAGTGGTTGCCAGCCACTTGCACGTCAAGGGCACTCGTACCATTCGCGCCTTTGTTCAACATACTCTGCATAGCTTCTTCCTCTTCTGGTGTCCAAGTTGTCAGGTCGGGGAACAGTTCAAGTTGTTGCATCACAATCCTTTCGATGCGGTAAGAAGTTTGAGGGCGTGCAAGGCTTGAGACTTCGCATCGTCCAGTGCGTTGTGGTACGTGCCCGACCGTTCCATCTTGACGTGTGGGTACAGGCTCTTGAGCGTGCGGTAGCAGCGGTCGTTCCAGAACTCCCACGGTTGTTTGCCACCCAGTGCGCGGTACGCGTTGGCGAGAATCACGTTGTCGAATGTGGCACCGTTGCCCCACAGAGCAGCACCCGGTGGGTACCAACTGGAGAACTCACCCAGCACAAGTTCTAGCGGAGCACCGGGCTTCTTGAACGCAGCGCGGGCTTCGTCGCTTTGGTGCATCCACCACACCACTGTGCTTGCGTCCATCTTCAGGCCAGCGTCCACGCAGGACTGCGGGTCGATATTCATGTAGAACGTGCGGCCTAGTTCTCCGTCGCCAAACTCCACAGCGCCCAAGGCGATGATTACGGCGTTGCTGCCGTTACCCAGTGTCTCCAAGTCAACCATTACGTTTTTCATGATTTCTCCAATGCTGCAATGCCCAGTAGGCGAACGATGACGTCTTGCACTTTCTCGTCATCTTTGACGATGAATGTTGGTGGGGTGCGTGGTGGGCCAGCTCGCACTGTGTACTCGTCTTGTGGGCGGTGGGTGTCCATACGTACCAGCGTTCCGTTGTCTACGTTGATGATGGTGAACCGCAACTGCTCGCAGCTGTTGAGTGGGTTGTCGTGGTATGGCACATCTCTCGACGCAACTACACCCGTAGAGTTTAGTTTGCGTTCGTAGGCTTCTCTTGAAGCCAAGTCAGCTTCAACCCACTTCAGGACTTTTCTTTTTAGCCAGTTCAATTTTCTTCCTTTGCATTTCAGTTAGTGGTTTGGGGCAATCTTCAGGTGGTATCACTACACAGTACACAGCGGCCAATGACCACGGCGTTCGTGCAATCCATCTGTCTATGTACGAATCTGGCAAACCCCGGACAACGCGCTTCGCGTTAGACCGTGACATCTGCGGGAACTCAGCAAGTATTTGTGTCAGTGTAAGCCCATCTGGATGTTTCCGCAATAGGGCTCGTATCTCGTGTGAAGCGTATCTTCTTGTCATTCGTCGTCTTTGTCAAATGTTGGTAGTGGGCACCAGTGTGTCCAGCGATCCGAGTCTCGCCACACACCTAAGACAGCGACGCCTAGCTTTTTGTCGATCATCAGCATCTTCGCGCTTCTGGGTGGTGAAAACTTTTTGGCATCCAGCCATTTGTTGTTGACGTCTACCACTGCGAACTGGTCGCTCGTGAGTTTGATGTTTGTCATTGCCACAATCCTTTTCCACCTACAAATGTAGTTTTGATTTCTGCTTGCTTACGCACAGCCACTTTCTTCAGGTAGCTCTTACGGCTCCTAGCCTCTTGTGACTGTGTGCGTCTTGGCGCGGCATCCACGCCGTTGCCCAGTGCGTAAATCTTTACTCGGTTGCGGCCATCGGTCTCGTTGGTATAGTCGATGACGTAGATAAGTTTCTGCTCCTTCATCTCTTTGAGCAATCTACCAACAGACTTAGGACACCAGTCTGCACGCTTGGCCAGCTCAACTCTGCTGTGCGGCCCTTGTGTCAGCAAGCTAAACACTTGCACTATCTTTGCTGTGCTCATGTGTTCCCCCTTGCTCGGATGGCGGCGGCGATTGCATCGTACTTTTCTTGCGTTGTATGCCCATCCCATTCACCCAGATATTGGGGCAAGTGCTCAAACATCCGCGCATCGCTATCGTGGTAATGCCACGATGCCTGCCCCCAAGGGAAGTCGATGTAAACGCAGCCGTGCCACGCCTCATCCCAGCCTTCAATGGCTGTCTTTGCTTTGCCTGCTGGAAAACAAGTTGAGAGTAGCGCCACAAGCTGGTTGCGCTCTTTGTAAGCTGCGTCTTTTGCCTCACGCTCTGCCTTCACTGCTTCGGCAATCATGCGTTTCAGAGTTTCACCGTCTACTGTGATGATGTTCATAACCCCAACTCCTTGAGCGCGGCTACAAGTCCAGCCAAGCCGCCGACACGTTGTCTGTTGATAAAAATCTGCGGCATCTGCCGCACTTCAGGGTGAGCCTTGAGCATCTTCTCAAACTCAAACTCGTCCGTCTGGTCGTGCATCTCGATGTACCCCAGCCCTTTGCTTGCCAGCAGGTTCTTGGCCGTCGTGCAATTTGGACAGCCGTGCTTGGTAAAAATTGTGATGTTCATGTGTTTTTTTCCAAAATGCTTTTGACTTCCTCATAGAGATCATTCCTTGCAGGATTGTCGGCTTCCCGTTTATCCCATCCTGCGTAACGCATCTCGGTTTCGCAACCTTTCAGCAAGTCATGCATTTCGCGCAAACAGTCAGCAGCTTTGCCATGCAAGGGCCACTGCATGGTCTTTTCTAAACCAGCGGCAAGGCGCAAAGGTTTTGGCATTTGGCCTAAGCGCAACAGTTCTGCGGTGTCTTCTTCGGCGTTGTAAGTTTCTTTGGTGTTCATGCTCGTTGCTCCTGTAAAAATTTGGTTGGTTTTGTACGTTGGGTAAGGGTTGCTCATGACTTCTCCAAAAAATCTTCGCACTTGCGCTTCCATCCCCAAGAATCCTTGCGCCAGTACACAGGTGCGTAAAAGCGTGGTTTGTGCAGCATGGCGCAGATCAGCACAGGCTTAGTCAGTGCTCTCATGGTGGCGTGCTTGCACTGATCGCAGTGTTGAGTTTTCATAGCGTGTTCTTCTCCTTGAGTTTGGCTTCGATGGCTCGGGCATAAAGCTCCAACCCTTCTTCTACGGTCATCCCACCTTGATCGGGCGCATAAAGTTCACACGGTGTCTTGTCGATCTCCTCATCAGTCAGCCCAACCCATTGCCGCTGTGCTGCGGGTGGGGTGGTGTATATGTATTGCTGCGTGTAGAGTTTGTGCTTGCCGACAGGAAGCGACATATAGTCGAGCCGCCAGTCTTTTCCAAATACCTCCACAATTACAGCGCAGCAAGGCTCCTGCACAGGTGCTGCGGACTTAATCGGGAACCCCCACCCGTTGTGTCCAAGCACTTCTGCTGGCTCATAGTCCAGCCCCAACTCTCTGGCGTTCTCTGCCATCTTGTCGAGGGCACGGACTTGCTTGATGGCGGTGATGGCTTCATTGGCTTTATCAACACCAGTCCCCGCCCAATTTGGAGTGCTAAATGGCGTCAACGCCTTTAGCGCCAAGTCCAATGCTTCGTCTTTAGTCATTTGTTCATCTCCGCTTTGTATCGTTCCCAAGCCTGTAGCGACTCGTCAATGCTGTCGCCTTTAGACCACTTCATTTGGACAAACTGCTCAATCAGCTTGTTCACGCCAAGCAGTCGTTCATGGGCTTCTGCTTCTTTCTTGTCTTGAAAGAATCTGCCGTCATCGGTCAGGTATCCGCTTACGTTTCTCACAGCAGCCTCCCCGAGCGCATCAGCCTGCACTGCTCTTTCATCTCAGCTGTGTAGTCTGGGTGGAACTCAGCCTGCGTACAGTCAATACGCTTGTAGTCAGACCTCGGTGCGTACATCAGAACAAGCGCTGCAGCTACGGCCCACGCTAGCACTGGAACAAACGGTATAAATTTGTTCATGTCTTCTCCATTATTGGTGTCATCTTCTTCAACCTATACTCCTCGTAAACCAGAGCGATGGCCTTGTCCATGTCGCCAAGGGTCACAACTTCCATCTGGGCATCGTGCAACTCCATGACAGCGTTGAGTGCGTTCATTTCTTCGGCCTTCAGGATAAAGCTGCCAGTTGTAGCGCCGCGCTTACCTACAGCTCGTAAAGCCTGCAAGCCGTCACGGACAACCTCGCCGTACTCTTGACCAAAGCCAAGTCGAGCAAACGCTTCGGCGATGTTCACCATTGATATGAGCGCGTCTATGTCTGCAGTCTTGGCAACGCCCTTGGTCAACGCATCCATAGAGCCGTGGTTCTTGATCTTTAGGTCAAGCATGAAACTCTTGTGGCTAGTAACTGGAGACAAACTTTCCAGCACATAGCCAACTGGGTTTAGCAGTACACGCTTTGGTCTATAACTACTACGCTTTCGCACGTTACTTGCCTCCGTTGAGAAACTTGACCCAGCACTTGGCGCAGTACCACTTTTCTCGGATGCCTACGCCGCCCATCGGCTCAGCCGACAACTTACATTTGTCGCAAAACTTTAAAGGATGAACGTTCTTTTGCGTGTGAGTCTGCTCGTTTTTCATTCAGTGGTTTCCATCCGTACGCACGCCATGTGCGGGTTACATCTACATCTGCGTGGTTACGCCACACATATTTTGGGTGACCGATTGGGATCATCGGCACAGCCATGCTGCTAAATTTCAAGCCTTTGAATTCGTTGCTCATGATAGTTCGTCCTTAAGTAATTCGTTTGAACATGATGGTGCCTACGACATCGCCGCGATGCACCACGTCATACCAGCTACCTTCTTTGGTAGCGCCAGCTCGCGCCATGTCACTGAGCATCACCGTCATGGATCGGCCCAGTGTGGAGATGTACACAACGCGATTTGGTTCGTCGACGGATAGCCACTCCGTATCTTTGTCGATGTTCACGCCCAGCTCCTCGAAGCCCCGCACGAGCTTGGTCTCGATGCGGGTCAGGCGGTTAATCAATTCTTTCTCAATATAGTTGCTCATGGCGGTCCTTGGTAATTCATAGCGCCACCTTGACTCGTGTGCCAAATGGCTCGGGTGGGTGGCTGTAGCCGATGTCGGCCCAGATGGTTGGGAATGGTGGCTCCTCGCATTCTCGCAAGTTGCCCTCCATATCCGTGAAGAAGATCATGCCGCAATAGCGCTCGCCTGTCTCAGCAAAGTGCTCGAACACAGGCTGGAACCGTGTGCCACCACCGCCCGATGGGCGCAGCTGCAACAGCTCGTCACGCTCGAAGCGCTCGACACGAGTCACTGCATAGTCGCAGTACACGACCTCAACGAACTCTGGTTGCAAGTCGTCAACGATAGCCTGTATCTCAGCGGCAATCTGGTTGCATTCTTTGGGGCCCATAGAACCCGATGTGTCGAAGCCGATGGCCAAGCCACCCAGTGCGTCAGAGCGTAGCGATGGCAGGTACAGACCCGAGCCGATGAATCGGCGCGATGGGCGCATGTATGTGTAGTCAGCGGCGCAGCTCTCGGTCATCATGGAGCGGCACACGTCTTGCCAGCGCACCATAGGCTCGCCGACTTTCTCCAGCACACGGTCGATCAGGGCAGAGCCTTGGCCGCAGTCCTTGGCCATCTTGGCAGCAGCAACGATGGTCGCTTCCATATCGACACGAGTCGCATCGTCCTGTGCATCGTGCAGGTCGCCTTGGCCATCGAAGCCACCGCCGTTGGCGTTGTCGTCCTCGTCACCCTCGCCGTCACCTGCGCCACCGCCACTTTGCTGCTCTTGCTGTTGCTCTTTGAGCTTGTTGTACACGTACTCAGAGCTGTGCTCTTCCTTGACCCAGCCGATGTGCACACCGCCCTTGGGCAGCTGCCAGCCACGCGACTTGATGTAGGCGTTGATGAGCGCGTCGTTGGCCACGTTCCAAATCTTGGGGTCACGACCCTCGCGTCGCCACATGTGCATCAGCACCACATGGCAGGACTCGTGCAACACGAGACCGAACAGCTCTTCGTCTGTCAGCTTCTCGCACCACGTGGGGTTAAAGCGTACCCAGTTACCGTTGGTTCCCGCTGTGGGAACCTTGTCTGAGACCTCGCGCTTGACGCGGGTCATGACTGCAGCGATGAACGCCTCGCGCAGTCCGAGCTTGCTGTATGCAAGGTCAATACGATCCATAAGTGCCATGATTTTCTCCAGTGAATAAGTGAATCAGTCGTTGTCGAGAGCGAAGATCGCTTCGACGTATAGTTTAGCAGCATCTATGCTGTCGTGCCAAGTGGTCTCTGCGCCATAGTGCACCGGAGTAAATACCACAGGTACCTTGCCCTTGTGCACTTTTATTGCTGTGTAACCCACCCAGTCGAACGAGTTGACGTCAGCAAAACGGCGATACTTGAAGCTACCATTGGCGTCAGTGGTTATGTGCACACGTGCAGTCCACGCACCACGCTTGCCTTCGTGCCACTCAAGTTGTCTTAATCCCACGGGATTACCCTGCTGCATACTCAAGAGCAAACAAAGCCTGCACGTGGCGCTTGGCTGTATCAAAGTCGTCGAAGTGCATAACTTCTCCAAAGTCGTTGCGTGACACGATGACACCTGTACAGTGTGGCAGGAACCCGCTGTTGTCATACACCGGGCGCACTGTCGCAAAGAACTCACGCACGTGGTACGCGCCACCAGCGCGGCGGTACTTGGCAATGCGCTCAACGCTGAATGTCCAGATACCACCGTGGTTGTAGTCCTCGACAAGCCGAGGCTTGTCGTTTGTGTAGGGGTGCTTAACCGATGCCATTACTTCATAGAGAAAGCCTGCTGATTAGCGGTGGCCCACTTGCTAAACGCAGAGCTACGTGTGATGGTCTTGTCACGTTTGTGTGCCAGCTTGATCGTCAGAGTCTGCACGTCGCCGGGCATCTTCTCCAAGAACTTCCAAGCCTTGTCGAAGTTGTCAGCGTCAAGGCGTGTGGCCAAGCCCATCGCAACGCAGTAGCGCACGTTGAGTTCCTTGGGGATCGGCACGTCCTTGCCCTGCAAGATGTCCTCGATGCGTGGCATGGTCTCCCATACACGCAGGTGTGTCTCAAGAATCATGGCTGCTTCCTCGCCAACGTCACCCTTGATGAGCTCGACACGGTCTTGCACAGGCAGGTCAAGCTCCAGTGTGTGCGACACAGCGAACCACGAGCGTGGTGATGGGAAAGGCTTGATGTCACCGGTGGGCTCGAACTTGTGCAACAAGTCGGGGCGGTCTTGCAAGAGTGATAGTATTTCTGGGCGAACGCCACGTGTGATGGCATGGCTCACGAAGTCGTCGATGGTGGTGGACACGTCAATGTCGCACATGCGGTTCTGCAGTGGTGCGGCCAAGTTGAACGTGACACCGCGATCTGTCTTGCGGTTGCCAGCGGCGATGACCATCCAGTCGGCAGGGATACCGAAGTCCTCGGGTGTGAGTGTCAGCTGATACGCAGCAGCCTGCACAGCAGGTGGAGCCGATGTGATCTCGTCGAGGAACAAAATGCCAGCGCCGTCAGCAGGCAAGAAGTCAGGGCGTGCCCAGTATGTGCGGCCTTCCTTGACGTGCGGGATACCGCGCAGGTCGGTCGGGTCCATCTGTGCCAAGCGAAGGTCAACAACACCGCGCCAGTTGGCCACGTGCTCAGCGAGCAGCTGGGATGTTTGGAACACGACTTCGGACTTGCCGATGCCCGATGGGCCGCGCAGGAATGTGGTGCGCTTGCGTGTGTTCTCGTTGAGGTAACGCTTGACGAGAATGGGGGTGACGTGATTGATACGCATGATGAAACTCCAGTGAGTGAATAAACAAGTGGTTAAGTAATCCCACGGGATTAAGGCTCCCGTGTGGGCCTATCTTACTCTGGATCAGAGTTGAGTACAAGTTTGGCGTAGTCCGTGGTGCTGAACGCTTTGAGTACTGGTCGATCCGTTGTTTCGTTGGGCTTGTACCCGTGATCGCCATAGTCGTATTTGACAGGCTCGGCATTGCACAGCAACTTGAACATCGCGTACGCATCGTCAGCGTTAAGCAAGATGTCGCCATACTGGTATGGTATGTTGACAATCGCCATTGGTTTCTTGGGGTCGATCATGGCTTACTCCACACGCAACACAATCACTGCGTTGACGGGTCGGTCGAGTGTCGTGGTCACTGAGCCAGCACCGAACTCGTACGTTGCACAGCCAGAAATGCTAGAGCGCAAGGACTCCAGTGGCATGTCGGGCGGAGCCTTGATGCTGATGACATCGCCGGGCTTCATGGCCAGCAGAGGGGTCTTGTAGTCAACATGCTTGAGCACGTCGATGCGCGGCGCGTTTGACCTTGCCTTGGGTGTGACCACTACAAGATCGCCGTGCTCGGTGCCATCGGACTCGATGACCTTGAACTGGCAACCGAGGTTGGCAAGGATGCGGATGTGTTTAGCGATGGTGTCTTTTTTGATGTCGATCATTTTAGTCTTCCAGCATGGTTTCAATGGACGCCAACAAAGCGGCGGTCTGGACGTTAACTTCTTTGCGCTTGTCTGGGTTGTCGCGCAGTTGTTGTGGGTGTGGTGTGGTCTCGACGACTGTGCGAGCCAAGTCGTTGATGTCGTCAGGCAAGATGTCAGCGAACGCACGGAGCAACTCGATCTCGTCCATGATGTTCTCGCACACGGAGTCACGGAAGATGGGCGGTTTGACCTCAGTCTCGCCAGTGCGCTTGTTGACTGACGCACGATCGGTCTTGCCAGTCACATCGTGGAGTTTCTGCACAACATCTTTGAGGCGCTCCAGTGGAGCACGCAGCATGTTGTTCATCGACTCTTTGGTAGCCTGCTCGACCTGAGAGCGCAGTGCATCGAGCTCGTCCTCTTGCATCTTCACACGGAAGTCGTGCGAGTCAGTCACTGGGCGATATGTCACACGGAAACGGAAGTCGTGCTTGAGGTCTGTCAGGTCTGGGTAAGCCGATGGGTCGAACAGCTCGCCTTGACTTTGCTGGGCTTGCAGCATCACGTTGCTCCAGTTGTTGAGGAACGCAGTGACGCACTGCTCGAACTCCAGCTCGAACTTGCCGATGCGTGCGGTGAAGTCCATGAACTTGGCAGTGGGCAACAGGTTCTCGCCACGAGTCCATGGGTATGTGGTGCTCTCGATGTAGGCACGGGCAGCTGACTCTACCTGCATGATGGGTTGCACCAGCGATTTAGGGTACAGGTCTTTGCGGAACTGACCCGCACCGTGTGCGTTGTTGGCCGACTCGGCATCGCGTGTGGCCTTGTCGTCTTTCTTGGTCATCTGTGGCTTGGACACACTGAGTGACACGATGAGTGCATGATCTTTGATGGACATATTGTTTCCTTGTGTTGAGTTAATCCCACGGGATTAGGTTGACGCGAATTTGATTTTTATTGCGAGTATCCTGATGTACTCGCGTGCTTGCTCGACAGGCACCTCTGCGTGGTAGAAAATGAGGGCTGCTTCTACAAGTTGTTTGCTCTGTGTTGTGTCCTTGAACACTTCCCAAAGGTATTCTCTTTTGGCGCTCATGGGGCTCTCCTTAGATGTGGTTACGGATGACAGAGCGGACAGCGTCACAGAAGTTGTCGTCGGAAGGGTCAATGACTGCGGGGTCAAGCTCCTCGACTTTTTCTTGCAAGCTCTCGACCTCACGCTGCAGGTCTTGAAACTCGCTGTTGTCGCTGAGGTTGGTGTTGTCGATGGTGTCAGTGACCATGTCGCGGATGCTCTCCCGGACAGTGGCGTCGAACTCCAACGCGTGCACGATGGCTGCGTTGAGCAGCTCTGATTCCAGCGAGAAGTGCGCAGAACCCTCGGCTTTCAGTTTGCGAATGACTGCGTCTGAGACAGTGTCGACGAGTTGCTGCATGGCAGCATTGATGATGGCGTTGGTATCCATGATGATCTCCAGTAAGTAAGTGAAAGTGAACAAGTGGTTAATCCCGTGGGATTAGTTGGTATGGCCAAGGCGTTCCCTCAGTCCATAGTCATTATTGTACCAGAATACCCGGTACTTGTCAAGCTGGGCGCAGGTCGAGCACCAGCTGATTTTTATGCAGCTCTTTCTTCAGCGTCCACTCGACTTGGCTGATCTGGTCGTTGATGGTTTCTTCTTTATATGCACGGTTGTCCTCGGTGTCGCTGAGTATCGTGCTCTCGTACCCACCGCAATACTCGCGGTAATCTTCCATGATCTCGCCATCTTCGTCGATTGGTGCAACGCCTATGGTGAGCCAGTGCCAGTCGTCATCGTACCAGCCCTTGAGATAGGCGAAGTCTTTCTCGACAACTTCTTGCACATGCTCAGGGGCAACACCCCACTCAGTTTGCGCTTTGTGCATGGATGATAGTACGTCGTAATAAAGCCCGGAGTCGTACCTGTTGGATGGGCGGCAGAGCTGCCGCATCAGTCGCAGGCGGGTTTCCTCTTCGAGCTCGGGCTCGTAGTCCAGCAGGTGTTGCTCCAGCTGTTCCTCGTCTGTGGGGTTCCAGTCCATGCGCTCGGTCACGCCGTACCCGTCGCCGTTCTCCAGCGGTGAGCCGAAATCATAGTCGTAGTACCAGCACACGTGGTACTTCTTACCGTTCTTGTGTGCGTATGTCTCTTGGTGATAAATGTCTCTTGGCATTGGTTTCTCCTCACTCTAACCACAAGAACACGGCCATGTAGATGGCCAGCAGTAGGAATATTATGCGCTCAGCTTTGTCGCTGACGATCTCGATGTGCGTGGGCACGGGTTTGGCTGGGCCTGTGTACTTTTTCATGTCACACTCCCTCTGGTGGAAACTCGAAGTAATCGAACATGGCGTCGATCACGTGCGCCAGCATCTCAAGCTGCTCCCACCACGTGGCATCATCCCAGTCGTCGTACCTAGCCCAGCGCGTCATGTCGTACTTGTGCAGCACCTCGTCAACGGGGCCAAAGGTCTGACCCAACTCGTCGAATATGTCCACTGCCATCTCTGGCGTGAGACCCGTGTCTTCGCTGTCAGACACAAAGTGCATCACAGCAGCGGCCTTGGCCGCGTCACTTACTTTTTTCATGGTGTTTCCTTAATCCCACGGGATTAGCCGTGGGTGTCGGGTTGTCAGGCGTTGCGTGGGTGGTTGAGCGCAGTGTGTGCACGCACAGCGGCACGCATCTCGTCAATGTCGTCTGTGTCCATGAGCATCTCGATGAAGTGCGTCATCCCCTGCAGGTCGTACAGCGTGTCAGCATCCACCCGGTCAAGGGCAATGCCTTTTGTCATGTTGCGAAGACCCAAGTCAACGCGGTTCAAGGCACGGACAATGTGCCCCCTGCGTGTGGCAGTGCGTAGGCGTGGTAAGTCGGCATCCGAGAGCATCGCGCCAGCAACCGCGATCGAATTCTGCGCAAACAACTTGTCGTCGCGGGTGATGTATGAGGCATGGCCGGAGTTGCCCCCTGCAGGCGTGGTGAAGATGTTGTCAACTCCGTGGGCCTTCATGAACCCCGCACGAAAGTGGCTGATGTGGCGATTGGTAGATGGGCTGAAGTATTGTGGAGTTACCCAGAGCTCGTGTTGGTTGGTGATGCGGTTGAGCACATGCTTGCACACAGTGGTGTGGTAGCTGATACCGTAGGCCAGCAGCTCGAACTGGGTATTGGCCAAAACCATAGGGGTCTCGGGTTTGTGCGTTGACATACGCGAACCAGTGACGGCTTTTTTGGCGCTTGCAAAAGCGTGGCCAACATCTGCATGGGACTTTGACATGGTGAACTCCAAGAAGTAAATGAGTGAGAGTGAACAAGTGGCTAATCCCGTGGGATTAGCAGAAAGTTGCTGAGTAGGTCTGCGGGCTGTTGCTGCCGCTTTCCCACTCAACAGACTACATTGTAACAGAATACTCGCAGCTTGTCAAGTCGGGCAAAGGGTGTATGGCGCGGGGAGGGCAGGAAAACGAGCTATCTAAACTTGACTAAATCGTAGGGTTTTAGCGTTTGCGTGCTATCTAAACTTGAGTCGATTAGTCGGGTATTATTATCCTGTGGGATTTTCGGGAATTTTGTTTGGCTTGGCGGGGGTAAATGGCCATAGATGCTAGAGTTTGTAGCAGGAATATAACCCTACGAAAAGTAGGACTCTACACGCAAGTCGTTGATTTTAAAGAGGAATCTAAGACTTTAGCAGATTAGTTAGTTTTTTGGAGATCAGAGAAAACCTTGGGGGTGGGGGGTTACGGGTTCAGGGCCAAAACGGTTCTACGGCCACAGTGATCCAACGTTTCCTTATATATATTATATCAACTAATCTACTAAACTAACTAACAGCTGTTTTTTGCCCGTCTAGCGCCCGTAAGTCGTTGATTTTAAAGGACTTTTTAATCCCATGGGATTACTCGCAGTTTATTTTACAAGTCCGATTTTAGCAGGTCAATGTTTATGCGGGTTTCGACCGCTAAACCCTCTGGAACCCGCATGGATAGGGCTTTAGCAGATACAACCCCAGTGTTTATGCGGCTTCCAGAAGGCCCGTAAGCGTCGTGTAAGTGTTACAGTTTGTTACATTTGGCCATCCGTCGTTCGTCGCCCTTTCGTCGTTCGTCGTTCATCGCTAATCCCGTGGGATTACGCGCAGGCGGTCGCGCACATGATAGTAGTGCATGATAGTAGGTGGGTATCCTGCCTACGTGATAGTAGTGATAGTACGGGCGAAAAAAAAAGCCCCCTTGCGGGGGCTGGGTGTTTAGGCGCTGGCTTTGCCTTTTACAATTTTGCCTTTTGCGGCTTTTGTAATGACATACCCACAATCAATTGCGCGGGCGACAATCTTTTGGTGAAAAACCGCATCCGTAAAGTATGCGTCAAAATTCGCAAGCCACTGCGCGAAACCGTCAATTTCCCCGGCGGTGACTGTCATATCGGGCGCGGGCGCGGCGGCTGGCATTTTGGGCGCGGCTTTTTTGGGTGACACTTTGCGGGCGGTGCCGATACTTTCGCGCACTTGTTTCGCGGCATCGCGCATCGCGTGTTTTGGCATTTCGGCGGCGGCTTCGGCGGTGACGTGCACGTCAGTTTTTTTACCGTCAACGATGGCCGATACAGTCACGGGGGTTTGCGCGGCGGCGTGAAGTGTCAACGCGTCAACAAAAAGCGCTTTCACGTTGTGCCCGGCGGTTTTGAAATCATCCGCATAAAGTGCCACAACATCCGCGATTCTTTGGCCGATTGGGGTGGCTGGGTTAAGTTGCGCGGCGGCGGCTTTTCCGGCCTCTTTGCAAAGTTGCAACATGCTAGCGGCGGCTTTTCCGGCTTTGAGAATAAGCGCGGCGGTGGCGGTGTCACGGTGCGCGATGATGGCGTTTTGAGTTGCAGTCATGAGAAAATCTCCAGTGAACAAGTAATCCGGGAAACCCCCCGGTGGGTAATGCCTTGTTGGCATGGCTCAATTATAAGGGATAAATGGCGGGTATGTCCACCGTTTAATAATCCCACGGGATTTTCGCGTGATAG